CCATTAGTGGGTGCTAACCAGATCTTGGCAAATGAAAAGATTATTTCTATTGATGATCTTTTAATATCACAAGCTTTTGTCAGCAACCTAGATGAGCTTAAAAATCATTACGATGTCAGAGCTACATACGCTGATGAATTAGGTAAGGCTTTAGCTAAGACCTATGATCAGAACGTAGCGAAGGTAATTGCTAATGCTTCAAGAGCTTCAACAACACTTACAGGTGGTAACGGTGGATTAGTTTCTACTCTTGCTAATGGTAATACTGCTTCATCTGATGTTACTGGTGATGAATTAGCAGCAGCTATCTACGACATCGCACAGGCATTTGATGAAAGAGACATTCCTCCAACAGATCGTTTCTGTGTACTACCACCTGCTGAGTACTACAAGTTAGCTGAATCAGCTACAAGAACTGTAGATGTGGACTTTAACCCAGGTGGTAATGGTTCATTTGCTTCAGGTCGTATTCAACAGATTGCTGGTATTCCAGTAATGATGAGTAACAACGTACCTCAATCAAATGTAGGATCTAACCCATCAGGTGCTAACAACACATACAGTGGTGACGATAGTAAAACTATTGGTCTTGTCTTCCACAAGTCAGCAGTTGGTACTGTGAAGTTAATGGACATGACAACTGAGATATCTGGTTCTGACTACGGAATCATGTATCAAGGTACATTGATGGTTGCTAAGTATGCTCTTGGTCACGGTATCCTCCGTCCAGAGTGTGCAGCTACAATCAAGTTATCTGCTTCTTAATTTCAATTTATAGGGTATCTTATTATTAGATACCCTTTTTTATTACCATGTATCATTCAACGAAGAAAAAAAAGAAAGGTGGGAGAGACTCACTTAAGATTAAAAAGAAAGGTTCTTAGTTATGTTTGGTAAAAAGAAAAAAGGCATTCTTGGGCTGAACGGTCAAGCTTATATTGATGCTTACAATAATAAAATGAAAGAAACTGGCAAGACTTCTCTTGCTGAAAAAGCTAGGTTTGTAAAAGAAAAAGCTAAGATTAGAAAAAAACTTATTGAATCAGGAGGTATGTAATGTCTGTTGCTGCAACCACCGAACTAGAAGCTGTCAATATTATGATGGCTGCTATAGGTGAATCTCCTATAAACACATTAACTGGTCTTTTGCCTGTTGATGCCCGTCTTGCACAATCTACCTTAGCTGAAGTTAATAAAGCAGTACAAAGTGAATGTTGGTCTTTTAATACAGAAATAGACGTTACCTTTACCAGAGACAGTACAACCAAAGAAATAGCAATAGCTACAGATATCTTGAGAATTGATCCTAATATTCATCAGCACCCTTCAATTGATGCAATACAACGTGGATTAAAAATGTATGACAGATTAAATAATACATACGAATTTGATGAAGATCTTATATGTACTGTTGTTTACTTTAGAACTTTTGATGAGATACCAGAACCTGCAAGATACTATATAACAATTAAAGCTGCTCGTATATTTGTTGATAGATTAGTAAGTGATCAAGGTTTAAGAACATATACAGAACAAGATGAATTAAGAGCAAGATCAATTCTTATGGAAACTGATTTGGCAAATGCTGATCACAATGTATTAAGAGGAGATCCATCTTTAACAAGTGTCTTTGATACTTATTCACCAGCAAATGTTTTAAATAGATAGTTATGGCACTTGTATCAAGAGCAATCCCAACACTATTAAGAGGAGTTTCACAGGCTGCTGATTCAACAAAACAGGCAGATCATGCTGATATACAAGACAATGCTAATAGCGATCCTGTATCAGGTCTTGCAAAGCGTTCTGGTACTCAATTTTTAGCTAATTTAATTACCAGTGGTTCACCAATTGGTAATGCTCATGTAAGAATTATTAATAGAGATGCAACAGAAAGATATGTAGCTATATTCACCTCAACAGATGTAAGAGTATTTGAACTGGATGGTACAGAAAAGACTGTTACTAAAGCTGATGGTGTTAGTTATTTATCTTGTAGTGATCCACGATCACAATTAAAAACAATAACTATTGCTGATTTTACCTTTGTTGTTAATACAACTATTACAACAGCAATGGATTCAACCTTATCAGCAGGTGGTATAACACAGGCAATAGTTTTCTTTAGACAGGTAACTGATGCTACTACCTATTCTGTAACGGTTGATGGTTTTACCGCTACAAAGAATACAGCTTCAGATAATCCATTAAGCACAACTACTGTTGCAACATCTATACAGTCAAGTCTTCAATCAGGATTAACAGGTTTTACAATAGCTAGAAATGGTCCTGTACTTCATATAAAAAAGAATGACAATTCAAACTTTTCTATAGATTCATCTGATACTCAAGGTAATAGTCAAATAACTACAGTAAAAAATTCAGTACAGCAATTCTCTGATCTACCAACAGTATCTCCCAATGGAATGGTTGTTGAAGTGAAAGGAGATGAGTCAACTAATTTTGATAACTACTACGTTAAATTTGTTACCAATAATGGAGGTGCTTTTGAAGAAGGGCAATGGGAAGAATCAGTAGAGGCAGGTATTGAATTTAAATTTAATTACGACACTATGCCTCATATTTTAGTGAGACAAGCTGATGGTAATTTTAGATTTGCAAGAGTTGATGGTGATAGTTATAACGTAACGATTGATAGTACAACAACTTCTTATACATTACCGAAATGGGGAGAAAGAACTGTAGGTGATTTGGATTCTGCACCTAACCCTTCCTTTATCGGATCGACTATGAATAATGTATTTTTCTTTAGAAATAGATTAGGATTCTTAGCTGAAGATAATGTAATACTTTCAAGAGTTTCTGAATTTTTTAATTTTTTTCCTGAAACAGTTTTATCTGTTATAGATAGTGATCCTATTGATGTGGCAGCTTCTCATACAAAAGTTGCTATCTTAAAAAATGCTATCAGTATGGGTGAAAAGTTAATATTATTTTCTGATCAGACACAATTTAATTTAACTTCTTCATCAGATAGTCTTACCCCAACAACAGCTAACGTTATTGTTACAACTGAATTTGAATCTACTGATTCTGCACCACCTGTAGGTTCTGGTAGTTCTATTTATTATCTAACAAAAAAAGGTAATTTTGCTGGTGTAAGAGAATATATATCACAACAGGGTATTGAAATAAGAGATGCTTCTAACATCACAATTCATATTCCCAGATTAATACCAAATGATATTTTTAAAGTTGCAGTATCAACTAACGAAGATGTTTTAGTTTTAGTGGGTGCTACAAATCCTAATATCCTATATGTTAATAGATGGTTATATGGATCAAGATCAGAAAAAATATTAAACGCTTGGTTTACTTATACTTTTAATCCTAAAAGAGCTATTAAAAATATAGAGTTTATTGGTACTGATTTATTTATAGTTTCTGATGATATAGGAGAAAGTACAGCTAGAGTAACTTTAGAAAAAATACCATTTGCTTCTGACTTTAAAGAACCTAATGCTTTATTTGAATATCATTTAGATCATAAAATTACCGAAGCAACTACAGGAGTTTCTGTTGCTTATAACTCTGCTACAGACGTTAGTACATTTACTGTTCCATATAAATTAAATGCTTCAATGCAAGTGGTAGGTAGATATTTGGCAACAGGAGAAACTAGTACTTATGTTGATACTCAAGGTAATACACAATCTTTAAAACCAGGACAGGTCGTAAATTCAACTAATCTTACAAACAATAGCACTAGCACTATTACTGCTAATGGTGATTACAGAAACAGTAAATTTATTATTGGTGAACCTTTTGAAATGCACTATAGGTTTTCATCTCAACGATTAACAGAATCATCAGGAGGACAGAAAAGTGGTGAAATTATTAGTGGTCGTTTACAACTAAAACATTTTTATATCAAGTTTGAAGATACTGGTTTCTTTAAAGTAGAAGTAACACCTGATAATAATACAACTTCCACACATAAATTTACTGGTCGTTTTCTTGGAGCTTCATCTTCTTCTATCGGTCAGATTAATTTAGAAACAGGTACATTTAAAGTACCAATAATGAGTAGAGCAGATAGGGTTTCAATAGATGTAAAAAATGACACGTTTTTACCAACAGTCTTATCAAGTGCTGAATATGAAGCTATGTTCCATATGAGATCAAGACGTATTTAATGGGTTATCTAAGAAAATCTAAATTAAGTGATCTTAATCATGTTGCAAAAAACATGAGAGTTATGGATAAAATTGAAGCGTATTATCAAACAGGAAAACAACCAGAAGAAGCACTACGACTATCTTATTTATATGGTCAGACAAACATGGCTATAGCTGATGATAATGATAATCCTATTGGTTTATGTGGTGTTATATCTGATGGTTGTATATGGATGGTGGCAACTGATGAGTTGTTTGATAATAAAAAATATAAAATACAATTAATAAGAGAGGGAAGGAAATGGGTTAATAGCCTATTGAAAAATTATAATTTGCTATACAATATGGTATATGCAGAGAACCATTCTGCTATAAAGTGGTTAAAGTCTCTTGGGTTTACTTTTATTAACTACCACGAAGAATATGGAAAAGAAAGTAAACCATTCTACGAATTTCTGAGGATCTCTTAAATGTGTGTCGCAGCAGGGCCATTAGCATTAGGTTTAGGTCAAGCAGCACCTTTGTTTTATGCTGGACTAGGAATACAAGCTGCACAAGCCGTTCAAGGTAATAGAGCAGCTAGACAGGCTGCTAACTATCAATACGAAGCAGCAGCCAGGTCAGCACAATCAGCAGAAAGAGCTTTTGCACAACAACAGGAAGGGTTAGCAGCAAACCTTAGAGAGACAAGGGCAAGTAAAGCACAAGAAAGATTGGCAGCAGGCATACAAGGATTACAAGCAAGAGGTTCTATTGCAGCAACAGAAGGATTAAGTGGTCGTACTGCACAGCTATTAGCAATGGATGCTGATAGACAATCAGCTAATCTTAGAAATTCTATAAATCAAAGTCTGGAATCTGCAACAGCACAATTCAGAAGACAATCATTAGGATTAGCAGCACAAAGAGATAGTAGATTTAATGCTGCTACAGATATGCAAAACCAAGCTTATGCAACTGCTAGGGCAAATACAAAGGGTATTTTTGATCTGTTAGGTGCTGGTGTTCAATCCTATACAAACCTACTTCGCAAATGACCTCAAGTTACCGTCCCCCTACATTTCAATCTTCAGCAGGTCCTGTTGATACCTTTGTCAGGCAAAGCACTGTACCTTTTATAAAAGATGATGCCTTTACTCAATTAACAAAAGCTTTGTTAGCAGTAAATCCAGCAATAGATTTTTATATGGAGGAAAATATTGAAGATCAACGTGCTGATATCACAATGGAAATTGCTAAAAAAGGTTTTAAACAACTAACAAAAGAGCATAGAGACAAATTTGGTGATGATGCCACTAATCAACTAATTGGTGGAAGTATATTTACACAAGATGAGTTTGAAAAAAGACAAGCAGAACATATTGGTCTAACTATTAATTCTGATTTTGAAAATATTTATAATAATAAAGTTTTTGAATTTACAAATCGTGAAGGTAAAACTATTACAAAACCTTTATCGCATTTTTCGATAGACTCACCTCAAATGCAAGAGTTTTTAGGTGAAATATCATCTTTAACAGCATCAAAAACTCAAGGATTAAGTAACAAACATTTAGCAAATCACTTTTATCCATATCATCAACAAGCTACTGAAGCTATAGTTCAAAAGTATATAAAAGCAAATAATGACTATAAATTTAATAGAGCAAAATCACAAACTAATGATGCAATGTGGAACGCTTTACCTTTGTGGTTAAACAATAAGAAAGAAGAAGCACTTAATATTATTCAAGAACAAATAGAAAGCCAAGTTACTCTTGGAATACCTGCTGATAAAAAAACTAAATTTAATGAGAGTCTTATTACTTCTTTAAAAAGTATTTCTTTAAATGTTTACGAAAGTGCTTTAGAAGCAGTGCCTAATGATTATGAAAGTGCTTTAGATGATGCTTTTGAGGTAATAGAAATGGGTGGTGGAATAAAAATAGGTCCAATGCTTCAACAAAAAGATGGAACTTTGAGCCAATCAACATTAGACAAGAATCCAAAATATGGGACAGATATGTTTAATTTAAAAAAAAGTTTATATCAAAGATATGAGCAAGATAAGAAAAGAGGAGTAGATATAGAAAAAGCAAATGAAGATAAAGAAATCTTAGATTTTGCCTTGGAATATGGACCAAGTTCTATAGAAGACATATCAAAATTTAATGCTTTAATAAAAAAATACCCTCACAGAAAGCCAGATATTTTACAGAAAATTGAAATTTATGAAGAAGACAGAAGTAAAGTTGTAAACGATTTAATGGATCAAATAATAAATCGACAAATTAGCATGGATGCTGCTGCTACTAAATTTATAAATATAAGAAATTCATTAGGTACAACGATCACCAAAGAAGACGAAAAAAATTTAACTACACTTAGAAGCTTAATTATTGATAAAACTTCTGGATTTGATCCTTACAAAAATTATCGTACAGATGTTAGAGAAATTTTAAAAAGACTAGGCGTTGCAGCAGGGGGACAACAAACACTAGATGGTTACTTTACCTTTGATAAAACAAAAGAACCTGACAAAGCTACAAAGTACCAAAAATACACAAAAAGCATCAATAGAGATTTAATAGATTATTTGTATCGTACTCCTGACCCTGATAATCCTGGTCAGTTTCTAAAAAGATCTCAGGAAGATTACTTTATAAAGTTAAGAGAGATAGAAGATAACGCATTAAAAGATATTGAAGGCACTACCAAAAATAAAAATAAAAATAAAAATAGTGCATCAATGGATCAGATCTTGCAGTTTGCTGAAGAAAAAAAATTAACAGCAGAACAAGCATTAATTTTATTAAACGAAAATAAATTTACGCTTACACCAGAAGGTAAAATTCAGTTAGATGAAGAAGTAGAATCTGGCAATTTTGGATTAACAGGAGGTGGTTTCTTTAGAAAATTCTTTGGAAAAACAGAAGGAGGAGCATTTACCCCTGTTAGACAAGAAGATATTGACAGAGAACAAGCTTTAGATGATGAAGAGACTAAATCTTATTTAGTACAAGCAGGGGATACTTTAACTTCTATTGCTGAAAGAGTTGGTACAACAGTTACCGATATAATGGAAGCCAACAATATAACTAATGCAGATGTAATTACAGCAGGTCAAAAACTAATCATGCCAACTATTACCAGATTAGTAAATACAGTTGGTGATGCTGTAGTACCAAAAGAAGATTTAAAGAATAGGAGTGTTCTTGAAGAAATAGATGTTACTAAACCTTTTAGCTATGACTCTCTTTACAGACTTGCAATGGAAGTAGGTTTTCCACCTGAAGACGCAAAGATAATGGCAGCTATAGCTTTAGCAGAATCTAAAGGTGATGCTCAGATAGATACTGTTGCTTCTGGTACAGATCCAAATAAAGAAAATGAATTTAGCTTAGGTCTTTGGCAAATAAATGTAATTAAAGAGTTCCAAGCAGAACGCTTTCCACTATTTAATATTAAAAGCCCACAAGAACTATACAATCCACTAACCAATGCCAAAGCTGCCTTTATACTTTACAGTAGAAGAAAACCAGAAGAAAGATTTAATGATTGGTCTACTTATACGGACGGAACGTACAAAGATTTTTTACCCAAAACTAATTAACAATGACTGATTCCAACTTAATTTCTCAAGAAGAAGACAAAGAAAACACTGTACCAGAAGGTGCTTTCGGTATTGGGTCTAAAACTACTGATGACCTTACAAAACAATATCAACAATCAAATATAAGTCTAGGAAAACAAGCTGCTGGTCTTGGAATAGAAATAGGTGGAGGTTTAGTCTCAGATGTAGCTACTGCTCCATTATTAGGTGCTGGTCCTTTTGGTTGGTTAGCCTATGGTGGTATTCAGTTTGGAGTAGGTGCAAGTTTAAATATTGCAGCACAAAAAGCTAGAGGTGAAAAAAATATAGACATTGGAGAGGTTATTTCATCAGGTGTATTACAAATACCTCCTTTTGGAGTAGAAGCTAAAGGTCTTAGTGGGATAGCAAAATCAGCAGGTTATGGTGGAGTAATGGGGTTGGGTGATCAAATAATTCAGAGAGGTATAAATGAACAAAGATTACCAACGTATGAAGAAGGAAGAAATAGTATTTTACTTGGTACTGGTTTAGGTATTGGATTCAAAGCTTCAACTGACAAAATACAAGACTTAGTAGGAAAATTAAATGTTGATAAATTTGTTGGTAAAACACCTAATGAAATAAACAAAATAGTTACACTACAAGAAAGAAAACAGATAGAAGAAATCGTATCAGAAATAGACATAATGAAATCCAAAGCGGATCGTTTTGGTATTGATGATATCCAAGGAGATACGATTGATGATATTGATGCTACAAAAACGGAAGCAGTTGATGCTTTTAAACAACAACTTAAAAATGATAGAGATACCTTACCACCAAGAAATATTGATGGAGAAGAAATTGATCCAGAAGGTTTTTTTGATATACAAACAGATGAACAGTTTGATGATTTCTTTAAACCAGTAAATAGACCACCAGTAAAACCTTATAAAACTAACCTTGAAGCAAAACGTGGTTTAAGTAGAGGTGCAGATAATTTAAAGAAAAGACTCAGGTTGGAAGTAAATTTAAAAAATGCTGACCCTAATGAAGTAGAAGCAATAGAGACATTTATCGACACTATTGGCGAAAGAATGTTTGATCAGGAATCATTATCTATAACAACAAAACTTTCTCAAGGAGGACAGTATAACTTTGCTAATAACCTTATTAAGGTTAGAAGGCAAATTGTAGAAGGTACTGAATCAGCAGCAGGTATTGATGGTCGTTTTGGACACGTTATGATCCATGAACTATCTCATGGTCTCTCAAGATTCTTACCCAAAGAAGATCTAGCAAAATATACAAAAGAATTTAAATCTGCTCAAAACAAATACCTAAAACAATTTGAAAAAGAAAGAAAAAACTTTATACGAACTACATCTAAAGAAAAATTAGCAGATCTTATTTATCAACAATCTGAATCTCTTACTGGCAGAAAACCAGTTATTACCGATAAAAATTTCTTAAAGAAAGCTAATGCTTTTTTTGATCAAAATAAATTTAAAAATGAAAATTATAGATTTCAAGATATAGATGAATATTTTGCAGAGAATATAGCTGACGAATTTCTTGATTTTTATAGAGGAGAAAATCGTATTGCAGGGAGTCCTTTAGACTTTGCACCACAAGGAACTTTTAAAAGAATTACACAAGAACTTGCTTTATTTATTGAAGATTTATTTGTAAGTCTTAAAGCTAGATTAGGTGGCAGTCAAACAAGAAAAATCTTTAATGATTATATAAAAAGAAAAAATATTAAAAAATACAGAAACAGACCTCTAGATACAGAAAATGTAGAAGGTATAACTGGAATGGCAAAGAAGAAAACACAAGATTTAGGTGATGAAAATATACTTCCTGGTCAAGTTAATCTTAATCAACTAGCAAGCACTCCTAGACAAGCACGTTTTTTAGAGAAAGTCCTTAGAGGTATGAAGCTTGAAGAGGATGCTAGTGGCTTCTATAGAGTTAAAACAGTGAGTGATACAACTGATGAAGCTGTTGACCTTATGGCTAACTCTGACGAGTTGAAAGAGTTGGCAAAACTGATGCAGCAGATATATAAAATTCTTCCTTCAGATAGTCTAAATGTGGCTCTTAGTGGTTATGTAAAACTAACAAGCGGATCTATATCTAATCAAACTAAATCACTATTAGATCTTACAAATCTTGATGTTCCTTTAGATAGTATGCAACAGATAGAAGAAGGAGCAGAACTTTTAATAAAACATTTTGATGATTACGATGAATGGTTAAGACTTGGTATCCCATTAAGAAGTGAAGCTGGTAGAGGATTAGGTTCTTTGGCTTATGATTTAGAAAACTTTTCTATATCAAAAGAAGAATTTTTAAAATTATCTATACCAGAAAGAAAGAAATTACAAGAAAGAACAAGAGGTGATGCTGATATTGCAGCTAACTATCAAAGCGTAAAAATAAAAGATTTACAAAAAAACATTAGAGACACTCTTGCAGAAGCAAAACAAACTGGTGATTTTACTAAATTTAATAAGTTTTTATATACGATTGATCGTGCTAAAGGAAATCCACAAAAGATTAAAAAGCTATTTGAATATGGATTATTAGATAGATTACTTAGTCCTAATACTTACCTAAGACCTCTTAATGAAATTCTTATTAACGGTGTGTTGTATGCACCTACTATTCACGAAATAAATATTTTATCTAACACAATAATGGCTTATAAAACACCATTAAAACTTGCGTTAGATCCAAGAAATGTAATGCAACCAGAAAGATATAAAGCTGCGTTATTACACTTCATCTATATGCACAGTGACTTGAATTATGCTTTAAAAGCAATGGGCGAATCATGGCAGAAACAAGAAAATATATTAAATCCTGGTTCAAGAAAAATTGATTATCCTGAACAGTTTGCAACTTATGTAGATACAACAGATTTAACAGGCCCTCACAAATGGTTAGGGCAACTTTGGAATCCAATCGGTACTTTTGCTAGAGGTGCTGGTCGGGCTATGACTGCTACAGATGCTCTATTTCAAGCAGGCAACATTAGAGGAGGTACTGTCAGTAGTGCCTTTTTAGAAGGAATGAAGTTAGGTTTGACAGGCGAAGAGTTATCAAAATTTACAGTCGAAAAATCTAATATTGTTTGGGAATCAATTATTAAAAAAACAGGTAAAAATATTACTGAAGATGTAGAAGCAAGAATCTTAAAGTCAGCCTTAGAACTAGGAAAAAGAAATACCTTTACACAAGATATAAGAACTGATGGTGATGTCGTTGGACCTTTAGGCAAAGGTTTTCAAGATCTAGCAAAAATTCCTATTGTTAGAAGATTTCAAATGTTTACTCGATCTCCTGTAAATATTATTAAAGAGGGATTTAGAGATACCCCTGGTATTAATCTGATGATGAGAGAATTTAGAAATGACCTGCAAAGTGACGATGCTTTGGTACAAGCAGAAACTATGGGTCAACTAACCATGAGTATTCTTGCTACAGGTGGTTTTATTAGCCTTATTCATGGACAAAATTTTGTAAAAGTTGAAACTCAAGATGTAGTTAAAGAAAGAACAAAAAGAGGTAATCCACCTAGAGTTGTAATAACTGGTGGAGGAGTCAATACAACTACAGCAGAAGGAAGAGAACAATGGTGGAGGGATTGGACTACAGGTTGGAGACCTTATTCAGCAGGGTTTTTACAATTTGATGAAAATGGAGAGCCAAAAATAGGTGAAGATGGTCAATATGTATATGTCTACCACTCATATAAAAGATTAGATCCTTTATCTAGTTTTATAGGTTGGTTAGTTGATATGCACCAAGTACAAGAACATTTAACAGATGGTGAATATGCCGATATGATGTCAGCTTTTCTTGTAGCTTTTGGTCGTAATTTTACTGATAGAACTTTTACTCAAGGTTTAGGAGATGCTGCTAACCTTTGGTTAAATCCTGGTAAAGCAGAAAAATGGTTTGCTCGTCAAGGAGCTAGTAACATTCCTGGTAGTGGTCTTTTAGCAAATCTCAAGCAAATACCAAAAGATTTATTACAGATGAAAGGAGTGCCAGATTCTGAGATTGAAAAATATGTAGCTAAAAGAGATAAAACAGTAAGGCCAGGTGATAAAGAATTTCTTGGGCTTGCAAGAATGTTTAACGAAGCAGAAAGAACTATACCTTTTTACGGTGATCATCTGCCACCTCAAAGAGAACATATAACTAATAACTTTATAAAGCGTCCTCACAGAAGAGGATTTGATTTATTTAATTGGGTTGAATCTAGTGAAACAATTAATCATCCTGTCCTTACTTTGCAGAAAAAACTAGGAAGAACTTTACCTCCACCAAGCGATAAGGTCACTCACTCTGATAGAGATATAAATTTACAATCAGATCCTATTGAACTTACAGGTCCACTTTATGATGATTTACAAAAACAAGTTAATGAATTTCAAATTGATGGATTGACATTAGATCAAGCTCTTAGACAATACATGAAAACACCACACTACAAAGAAAATATGGCGATTATAGAAGAAGCAGATAGCCCCTTAGATGCTCCTATGGCAGTTGATATGATTTGGTTTGGAGATAGTAGTAGAGGAATAAAAGGTATTATGTCTTTAAATAGATTATATATAAGAGAAGCAACTGATGATTTTATTGAAAGCTTATCAGACAACTCGGAAGTAAAAAACAAAGCAAGGTTAAAAAAACAAACACGAATTTTAGAGTATTATAAAAGAGGAAAAGAAGCCCAAGAAAAAACTGAATCTGGAGCTTTTAACTAATTATGGCTACTAACACAGCAACATCATTTACTAATCATACTGCTCCTGGTTCTGGTTCCACTGCTGGGCCTTATGCCATTAGTTTTAGTTACCTAGATCAATCTGATGTAGATGTCACTGTTAATGGGACATTACAAGCTCTAGGTGTTAAATATACTTTTACTAGCGGTACTCAAATAACATTTACTTCTGGTAATGAACCTCCTAACGGAGCAGCTATTGTTATTAAAAGAGATACTAATATAAGTGCTAAGAAAGTAGATTTTCAAGATGGTGCTGTTCTTACTGAAACAGATTTAGATACTAACAGTGATCAACTTTTATTTGGTCTTCAAGAATTTACTGACAAAATAAACGGTATAGAAGATGGTGCTACTGGAGATCAAACACCAGCAGATATTTTAGCAGCAATCGTTCAGGTAGATGGTGCTAGCTCTGGTCTGGATGCCGATAAGTTAGATGGACAAGAAGGTAGTTATTATGTTGATTACACTAACCTTACTAATAAAAATGCAAAGTTAACTGCATTTGAATCAGGTAATATTGATAACACAGTTATCGGAGCTACAACACCAGCAGCAGGTCTTTTTTCATCCCTGACAGTTGATAATATTGGAGCAAATGGAAACGTAATTTCAACTATTACTGGCCCTCTTCAATTAAGTTCTGCTTCAGATGGTGACCAAACAACTGAAGTTTTAGAAAATTTAAGTATTGACGGAAATCTTACAGTTACTGGAAATATAAATGCAACTGGAACTGTATCTGGTAGTGGTGGAATAAATAATATAGTAGAAGACACTACACCACAATTAGGTGGTGACTTAGATGGGTTGCAGAAAGCAATTACTAATGTAAACAGGCTAACTCTTCAAGACGGTTCTTCTCTCCGCAGCCAAATAATGTTTACGGGAGTTAATGCTTCTGTCGGACCTAAAATAAGACACACCTCTACTGGTGATTTAGCAATTAATAGGGTTTATGGAGGAGGTGGTAGTTTTTATGATACTTTTGTCTTTGGATCTCATGTTGGACCTAATACTAGTAATACACCTTTGGTATGCACAGATACTACTTGGAGTGGTGGTTTTGCAAATGTCTATCAATCACTCAAGCAATTCTACGTTACTGTTGCCACCAAAGATGGTAGTCAACATAGATATCATGGAACTGGATCTAGTGAAGGATATGTAATACAAGATTTTGCTAATAAAGGTTTTAATGTAAGCGGTAACCCTACTCCACTAGGAGATGCTAAACAAGCACCGTTTTTATATTTGACAGCTGGAACAACATATAGGTTTGATCAATCTCAATCTACTAACAGTAATCATCAATTAGCTTTTTATTTAGAAGCTAATAAGTCAACACAATATACTACAGGCGTAACTACCGTTGGTACTGCTGGTAGCTCTGGAGCATATACCGAAATTGCTGTAACTGATACAACTCCAGTAATTTTGCATTACGGATCTACAACTGATGCGTATATGGGTAATAGTGTAACTACTAGTACTAACGTTATCAATGCTAATAACCTTAATGCTGGAACGATACCTGATGCTAGATTCCCTGCAACTTTACCAGCTATAAGTGGAGCTAATCTAACAAATTTACCTGGAATTAGTAATGTTGTCGAAGATACTACACCTCAATTAGGTGGAAATTTGGATGTAAATGGTAATGATATAGTTTCTGTCTCAAACGGTAATATCACATTAAGTCCTGATGGAACAGGTGATGTTCAGATAACAAGTGATTTAATAGTTGATACTACTACATTTGTTGTAGATGCTACGAATAATAAAGTTGGTATTGGAACAGCTACACCAGGAGAACTTTTACAAATTTATGATGCTACTGGCAATCCAACAATTCATGTAAGAGCTAATAATCAATCCACTGCTTCATTAAAACTTGAAAATGATGATGGTAATTGGACTATATCTTCTGGTACTTCAAGCTACCCTTTAAATTTTGCAGTTGGTGGTAGTAATAAATTAACAATTTTAAATGATGGCAAGGTCGGTATTGGAGATGAAACACCATCTACTGCATTAGAAGTAAATGGAACTGTAACTGCAACAACTTTTGCTGGTAGTGGAGCAAGCTTAACAAGCTTACCTGCTGCAAATATTACAGGGACTTTACCAGCTATAAGTGGAGCAAACTTAACTAATTTAGATGCTGCTGATCTAGCAAGTGGAACTATTCCTTCTGATAGATTTGGAACGGATACGATTGCTACAGGGTCACTTGCTGCTGGTGCTTTACCAACAGATGTAACGATAGCAGATACAAATATCTCTGGAAACTTAACAATTGAATCAGCAGATATAGTAGACGGAACAATCGTCAACGCTGATATTAGTGGCAGTGCAGCGATAGCTAAATCAAAACTAGCTTCACTAGATATAGTTAACGCAGATGTTAACGCTAGTGCAGCAATAGCTGGAAGTAAGATATCTCCTGATTTTGGATCTCAGAATATAATTACAACTGGGAACGTAGGTATAGGTACATCAAATCCTAGCGAAAAATTACATCTTTATCAAGACGCTACTGATAATGTCCTTGCCTTGTTTGAACAAAATACTGAAAACCAAGGAAACTTATTAAGTTTTAAGCAAACAACTTCTGGTTCAGTTACAAGAACGGCTTATGTAGGACATGGTGGTGATGCAACAGGTAATTTAATGTTGCAAAATAGTGGAGGATTAATTTTACAAACAAATGGAAATAATACAGCCTTAACTATTAATACTTCACAGAACGTAGGTATAGGTACAACAAGTCCAGTAATGAAATTAGAAGTTGAAAACGATAGTGCTTGTATAATTCAAGGCAAATCAACTAATACAAATACTTCTTCAGTACTTCAATTAATAGGAAAAAACTCTAGTGGAACTTCTAGAACTGCAAAAATGGCTTATGACAATGCTGATGAATTTAGGCTAATTACTTCTGATGCCATACCTATAACTTTTGCAACATCTGGTGGTGAACGTATGCGTATAGATTCGTCTGGAAGGGTGCTTATTGGAGTAAATGCTTCATACGCTAATTCTGAAGCAGATAATTTACAGGTTGGAAATAATAATAGTTCTGATCCATCAGGAATAACTTTAGGTTCTACTGCTCATAGTTCAATTCGATTTTCAGATGCAGGTAACGGTACTGATGGATGGGTGTTATATAACCACGCTGATACTTCTTTAAGATTTGGTGCAAATAACGCAGAACGTATGCGTATAGATTCGTCTGGAAATGTGCTTATAGGAACTGACACCCAAATTTTTAGCGGCAAAACTTGTATTTCCTTTAATGGAACTACTAATAACGGCATAGTCTTGCAGACAACCCGAACGGCAACAGGAACTGACTTTCTGCAATTTTATAATTCTGATGGCGATCTAGCAGGGAAAATAAATCATAATGGTACAACTACAGTTAATTATGCTTCAACTTCTGACTATAGATTAAAAGAAAATGAAACGGCAATTGCAGATGGAATAACAAGATTAAAGACATTAAAACCTTACAGATTTAACTTTAAATCTGAACCAGACAGAACCGTAGATGGATTTTTTGCACATGAAGTGACAGCAGTTCCAGAAGCTATAACAGGAAATAAAGATGAAGTTGATTCTGATAACAAACCTGTATATCAAGGTATAGATCAAAGTAAACTTGTACCCTTGTTAACGGCTGCATTACAAGAAGTTATTGCAAAAATAGAGGTGTTGGAAACCAAAGTTGCAGCATTAGAAGCTGCTTAGTAAAATTGGTTAAATTAAACTAATTTTATGGCTACACCACAAGAACTTTATGACGAAACAAAAACTCGTCTTGATCTAAACATTGCAAAAGCACAGATGTTAGAAAGAGAAATACAGGAAAAAGTTGTAGAAAAAAACAAACTCACTCAACCAATAATCGAAGATCAGGGTGCATTAAAACAGTTAGAAAAACTTAGTGA